CCCCTGAACGTCTTACGCTGGGCAGCCCGTCCGGCCTGATACTCCCGAGCCAGACGCTGTCGCTCCTCCTCCATGCGGGGGTCGCCCATCGGGAACGGAACTTCGTTGGCCTTCGGAGAGGGAAGCGGGGCGCTACCAAATAAGCGCAGCAGTCTGAGTTCTTCGGGGGTCATGACATCCACCGATTAAAGGGTTTGGCCATCATATTGCATATGGATTCACCCGTCTAGACTGGCCACTGTCCACATAATCGTCCTCGTCCCAGTCATCCCGCGGCGGTGGATCGACCTCGAGCCATCCCCCGTCCCTCAGGAACCTCAAGGCCTGAGTGGCCGCATCCACGAAGTCATCGTGCGACGTATCAGGGAAGGCACAGATCTGGGAGACGAACCCTTCTGCCCAGTCTCTTACATAACCCGGCCTCTGAGAGCTCTCAGGAATCCATACACGCCCTCGAGCGATGATGTGCGACACGATGTTTAATCTCTGCATCTTGTCGGCATTGCCGGGGTTGTACGCCCTCACAGGCAGGTGCGCCCGCTGAAGGTCCTGAATCAGGCTGATACCCGCAGACTTGTCCTCCACGAGGATCAGGTCGACCCTCTTGCGGTCCCTCCCCTCCCCGAAGACGGTCTCGTACTCCTCTTGGACCTTAGGCCTGAGGTCAGGGTACTGGAGCCTGTCCTGCCACGCATCGATCAGCATGACGCTCATCGGGCCATCTATTGGCTTGAACACGCCAAATGTTAGACAGGCGGTCGGGTCGTTGGCCGTCTTCTCTGTATAAGCGCAGTCGTAGGACTGAATGATGTACTCGAACTTGGGGAACTCCCGTCCGTTCGGCCAGAGCCTGAACCAGTCCCGCTTGACGATGCCAGACTCCTCGGGGTCGATGATCTCGGCGTAGATCTCCTGTCTTCCGAGTCTCGTCCCTTCGTAGCTCAGGATTTGCTTGCGGAAGTTGTCTGACAGGTTGTCAAGGTTTGAGTAGGTCGACGCCGTCGTCAGGGCGACATCTTCCCCATCTCTGGCCACCAGCTCGAGAATCAGGTCTTTAGGTCTAGGGGTCGTCGTGCAGATGGTCCGGGTCTTCTTACCGAGACGGACACCGAACTGGATCTGGTCCCACGCCTCCTGTAGGTAGTCCCATGCGGCCAGCTCATCAAGCCACGCCCCGTGGAACTGTGGCCCCCGGAAGCGCTCAGGCTCGCTCGCTGGGATGCCCTTGATCAGGCTCCCATTGGTCAGCTTGAGCTCGTGCAGCGCCTTGTTGTAGTCAGCGATCAGGATCTGGGGGATAACGCTCAGGAGGCCAGAGTCACCCTCAAAGCACGTCCCTCGCACGTCAGCAGACGTCGGGGCGGCCACCAGCCACCTCGTCCCGCTCTCCTTCCACGCCCACCAGCCCACCTGCTCCGCGGCTGTACGGGTCTTTCCAGCCCCTCGGCCTGCTAACAGTAACCAGATGCTCCACCAATCCCCGGGAGGCAGGATCTGGTGCTTATGGGCCTGCGAGAGCCATCTCATCCGCCAGCCATACGCAGCCTGTTGATCAGCCGGAAGCTTGGCAAACTCCTGTCGGGTCCGTGGGTCCCTCAGGACCGCCTCGACCTCACTCACTCTGCCGCTTAGCCTCGAGGTTCGTCAGGATGGCGTCAAACAGCGTCACGTCAGCCTGAATCTGGATCGGGGACTCCTTATTACCAGAGAGCTCCACCCGGTCGCCATACCGCTTGGGGTTCCACTTGGCCAGTAGCTTCAGACCAATGTCAGCCCGCACCCGCTGCCACTGAACATACCCGGAGTCGATCCGGTTACCGCCCTCAGACAGAATCCGCTCAGGCTCCTGATTGACGTCCAGCCAGATCTGCTCAGCGATTGCGTCCTGCCCGACTTCACGAGCTCGCGCGATGGCTACGGAAAGACCGACGCCCTCTGCACCCAAAATATCGTCCCTACACATCCAGTCATACACTGTCTGCCAAGACGGCATGTGCTCATCTCTACAGATTTGTCTGAGTGGTTCTCCGTTAGCGAGCCTTTCGCACATCTCCTTAGCGATCTCTGGCGAGTAGCGGCTTGGACGGCCGGTTTTTTTTGGCGGCGTCTCTTCTGTCGGGGCTTCGGGCTTCTTACGGGGCATCACGTTCTCTCAGTGATTGATCTGCGGCGATTCTATAACCTCGGCCTTAGGTTGTGAATATGGGCGGGTCACCCGGGGGAGAAGACACGCACGGTCATCCGGGCCCCGCCTGCGGGTGTTTTGTCCCACCGCCCGCTGGGGAATTCATACAAACAGCATCGCAAGTACAGCCATGATCCAAGCAAACCCTGCGAAAACCCGCATCGACATTGGTTCCCGCTCTTGCATTATACGCCGTTCGCGCATTTTTAGGTACTCATTCCTGTTCATCGAATGCTCCGTTTCTGTCGGCCTCGAGTGCTTCTTGGTCTACGCGCTCACTCACGTACAGCGCGTATGCACGTTCTGGTTTCCCTTCGAATGCCTCGCAGATCTCTTGGAAGCAGTCGTTGTCCATGAGGAAGGCGATTGCATCATCTCGAGCCGAAGCTGTGTGGCTCATGTACCAGCCGCCCTCCGACCTCTTGCCGCTCTTGCATAGGTCAAGCAGCTCACCATAGCGCTCGTTCATCCAGCGATCTGCACGCTCCTCACGCCGGCTGTTGGCGGGCGCAGTGAATGCAGGGTTGTCAAAGAAGCGCTCTACGATCTTGTCCATTTCTTGAAAAGCCATTTGGTTTCTCCTTGTGAGGGGGCCGGAGCCCCCGTTGAAATTATTCTTGGCAAAGAACTGCGTCGGAGCCCCACTTGTCGCCGGTGCGAAAGATGAAGGGGCGGACGTTCACTGCCGTCTTGCCGCTCAGGGTGACCCATGCCGGAGCAATCTCTTTGCGCTCACGCAGGCCAAGCTGCTTCTGAACACGGCTCTTCGATCCAATCGGGACAAACTTGCGGCCATACTGGTTAGCCTCCTCGTCAGACAGCAACCAAGTCGATCCAAACTGCGTCTCAATGATTTTCGCGGCCACACGGCGGTCGCCATCATAGAGGCCAAAGAAAACTGAGGTGTTGCCGTTCTCAACGATTCGTGCCTTTGCGTCATCGAGTCGTGCGCTGACGCTATGCGCCCACTGGCTCAAAAACCCATCAGTGTCACAACGCTCGAAAGACTCCTGCTCCGCCTGAATGTGCTTAGCTGCTGATTCGCGGTATTGCTGTGCTGTGTTCATTTTCATCTCCTTGTTACCGGTCGGAATGACCGTAGACATATGGTCTCAAACCCTCTTGGTTTGTGCAACTTTTTTTGTGTTTTTTTTGTTAGGACAAACCCTAGGGGCCGAAGCCCCACCGATTAGAACTCGGGATTCCAGCGGGTGATGTGGCCGTTAACCATTGACCAGATCTTGTTGTTCACCCATGCGCCACTTTGGCCACGGCGGTAAAACTTGCGGCCAGTGCTGGTCACGATGAGCTTCATCGACTTGCTGATGCTGACGATGGTGCCGCAGGGGTAGTAATCGCCATTGAAGGTGTAGGACACCTCCTCACCTACCGAAGGGGCCTCAATCACGTTGTAGCGGGGATAGCAGCCCTCGCCGGCGTCGGTGGCGATGTAAGTGTCGCCAGTGAGGTTGGAGGCCGAAGCGGCCACCTTCTGGGCCATCTCAAGGGTCTCGAAGTCATTGCGACAGGCCCAGCCGGCTTGCGTGGCTGACCACCATACATTTGGACCGGCTGCGGGTACCTTGTCAGAGATGGCGGTCACGTTGAAGTCGGGGGTGATGTTAAAGAATTTCATCTGTCTTCTCCTTGTTGTCCGGTCCGAAGTGACCGTATGGATATAGTACAGAACCTTCTTGGTTTGTGCAAACTATTTCGTTAGGACAAACCCTAGGTCGACTCAACCAGCTTCTTAGCGAACTCGACCGCTTGGTAGTAACCCTCCGCCTCGTGTCTCTGCTCGTGGTACACGACCCAGACAGTAAAGCCCCATCGGTCCTTGTCTGGTATCACCCGGGCAGACCCCTTGGGGCCCACCACGGTCGCCTCAACCCCTGCCTTGGTGTATCGCTCGTTTACGCTCATACCTCTTCCACTGTGATGCGGTAGCGCCTTCCGTTGCGGTCAGTAACCTCGATGGTTTTCTTCGTGCTCTGAAGGTAGCCCTCTGGGGCCAGATCCAACCGGGGGCAACCCACATGGGCCAGAAGCCTGTCAGTATCGTTGGCCTTCAGATTGCCGGCAATCGTTTCAGCGATGTAATCGCAGTAGGCAATCAGGCTATGTGCCCGGACCGTTTCCTCGACGATGCTTGCGATGCTCATGTCTGTCTCTCCCATCCGTACCACACCCCAGCAGGTGCCTGCTCGTTCAGCTTCTCAGACTCCTCCTGCGCCTCAAACTGCTCCTCAAACCACTCGACCGTTCGAGCCCGCTCGGAGCCGTCATCCAAGAATCTCACTACTACCCATCCCTTGTTCATGTCTTCTCCCGAAGGGGCCAAGGCCCCGTTGATTTACAGGTAAATTTTGTGCTGAGTAACGCAAGCCCTAGTGGTGCCCGACCTCACTTCAGCAAGGGTGTCAAAACCACGCACACCACACCCCTTCTCGTCCTCAAAATCCCAGCCTCGTTTGAGGGTCACGATGATGCCGCTACCGTCACCACGCTCGTCATCGATGTTGGCGATCCAGCGTCTTGTATCCAGCAGGGTTTCAATTGTTTTGCTCATGAATTGCTCCTCGATGGGGGCCGAAGCCCCCGGTTGATTAAAGGTATGCGTCCGACTTTTTTAAGCCAGCACCCTTGTTGAACATCGCTTGCGCTTCGTCTTGGTGGTGGCCGTATTTTTTGCAGAAGGCCACCAACTTCTTGCGCACAGCGACTGGGTGCCAGTACTCCCGTTCTGCATGAAGGTCCAGTTCGTGCAAGCAAAGCCAGCAGAGGTCCTCGATCGTTTTGTGGCTGAATGCATCGAAGCCGCAAACATCTGGCAAATCGTTGAGTGCTTTGTCGAATGTCATGATGGCCTCCGATTACTTGCTGGTGACCTTGACGCTGTACACAGCGGTGGTCTTGGTGTGCTCAGCGATCAGCTCAGCAGGGATGCTCAGGACCGCGGCGATGCCCTTCCAGTCAACCGTGGAGCGGTTCGTTTCAACGTAGGTGGCCTTGAACAGGGTGCCTTCGAAAGACTTGGTGCCGGAGAGGCTGGCGTCGTCCTTGATAGCGTCCTTGATTTCCTCAGCCCGCTTGGTCAGCTCAGCGATCTGAGCCTGAAGCATTCCGAGTTCGTCGATGGCGGTGAAGATGTCTGCTTTCATTTCGTTTCTCCTTGTTACCGGTCGGAAGTGACCGTATTGGTACTGTAGGTGTTTGTTTGAGTTTGTGCAAGTCCAGCACTAGGAGAAAAGCAAAATGCTAATGAAATCAGGCAGATAAAATCACGCCACCCTGATCATTTCCCGCTTCCACAGTTCCAAAATGGTTCTCTGGAAGGCCAGATCCCACATTTCCTTCTTCGTCTGCTTGTCGTACATCGTCCCTTGGTCGATCTGAGCATGGCACTTGAAGCAGAGACTAGCCACGTAGCAGTCATGAGCTTTTACCCCCATTCCCTTGCCATGGATCTGCTGATTTGAGTGTGCAGCGACAATCGTCCCATCCTCGATCCCGCACAATTGACAGGGAAGGCCCCTCAGAGCCTCTAGAAGCCGCTGATTTCGGTAAGTCATAGGGTAGCCCTCACCTCAGCCCTAGCGGACGCCTCCTGCGTCCTCCACACCTCTATCCGAGCCTGTGCGGCAATCAGCCCCCATCGGAGCTCCTCCTCCGTCTCAACCGCGGCCTTCAATCCGTTTAGCAGCTCGATGTACTCCTGATCGCTGTAAGCCTCCCGCTCTTGAGCGTTGACGGCGTTCTCCATGGACCTCTTCATCAAAATCGCCTTCAGGCTCTTGCGGTATTCCTCGAGATAAATCCGGTCTGCTTTGGCTTGGGCGTACCGCTTGCCCTGCTTGAACAGGTACTCAATCGCTGCGTCTGGTGTCTCACTCATCGTTTGTCTCCCGTATCAGTTTTCTCAGATCTTGCAGGTCACGTTGTAGGTACTCGTCTGCAATTCGTTTCGTTGTCCGGCTACCTCTGATCATCGTTTGCCTGCGCCGGTCGTTGTTCAACACCTTCTGCACTGCCCGCATGATTCGCAGGGTTTGAAGCTCCGTCATAGATCTCCACCTCAAGTCGACCGCCCATGTCATCGGCCCAGTAAATTCGCAAATCGACAATCAACCCGTCGTCAGACCACACCCCGGCATGGGTCAGGGCGTCCAATGTGGCCTTCAGCAGATTGTCGAGGTCCCTTTTACGACGATCAGGCCTGTAGGCCTTGATCACCACCCGGAGTTTCCCGGTAAAATTTTTAGCACCACCTTGGATCGAAACCTGATCCATCACCGCCTGCCGGTACTCCCGCCCAGCCTTTGAGATGACCGTGCGTCCGTTCCAGTTCCGCCAGTAGGTGTTCATCGTTGGCGGCCAAGGCAGGTTAAGAATCAATCCAGCCCTCGCCTCGGTTACCCCGCTTCCACTGCTCGATGACGTCTCGCTCAAGGTTGGACCCCGGGTGCA